GATAGTGTAACAGTTAACTCACAAGAAGTTGACTTAGGTTCTGCTATCACATTAACGACTGCAAATGTCGGTGAGAATACAAACCTTTACTATACAGACGAAAGAGTTGACGATAGAGTTAATGCATTATTGGTTGCTGGTACTAACATAACAACATCATATGATGACAGTGCTGGGACATACACAATTAACTCTTCAGGTAAAACACAAGAAGAAATAGAAGACATCGTAAATGGATTAGTAGTTGGTGGAACAAACATCACTTCTACATATGACGATACTGCTGGAACACTTACACTTGCTGGATTATCAGACAGTGCTATCCAAGGTAAAATTACTGTAACGGATGCTGGTGGAGATGGTTCACTTGCATACAGTGGTGGAACAATTACATATACTGGCCCAAGTGCATCTGAGACAAGAGCTCATTTAAGTGCTGGAACTGGTGTAACATATAGTGGTGGTGCATTCAGTATTGGTCAGGCAGTTGCAACTTCAAGTAACGTAACGTTTGCAGACTTAGTAGTAAGTGGAAACTTAACAGTTAATGGTGCCACTTCAACAGTTAGTTCTACAAACACTACTATGACAGACTCATTAATTGAGTTAGGAAATGGAACAACTGGTACTCCTGCTGGAGACGCAGGTATTGTCATTGAAAGAGGTGATGAAAGTAACGTGTTTATGGGTTGGGACGACAGTGCATCAAGTTTTGCATTCGGAACAACTACTGCAACAGGTGCTTCAACTGGTGCTTTATCAGTAACACCAGCAGCGGTATCTACAGGTGCATTAACAATAACAAATGCATCTAACAGTGGTGGAACTGCAAGAAATGTTTACCAATCAACATCAGCTCCTACGGGTAGTGATGGTGCGGTTGGTGATTTATGGGTACTTTACTCCTAATATAGGGGTTTAGTATCTCAATAAATATCAATAATTAATGGAATAAAGTAAATGGCATCAGGTTCACAAAAAGTAAAAACACCAACAGGTTGGAATTCAACCCAAGGTGCATGGGTAAAGACTGCATCTAATACTTGGAAAGCAGTTGACCAAATTTATGTTAAAACACCTACAGGGTGGAATGATGCATCAGGTCAAGAATTAACCCAAATACCTTATCCATATATTGCTAATGCACAAGAACCAAACATAAGGGATGCACAACAACCATATCCTTATATTGCTAATGCTCAGGAACCTAACATAAGGGATGCACAACAACCATATCCTTATATTGCTAATGCACAACAACCAAACATAAGGGATGCACAACAACCATATCCTTATATTGCTAATGCAAGACAACCTAGTACTTATCAACATAGGTCACCATTTACTTACAGAAACCCAAGTAATGCAAGACAACCTAGTACGTATCAACATAGAAGTCCTTTTACGTATCAAAGAACTGGTCAAACACCTTTCACATATCAATACAGAAGTCCTTTTACATATGCAAGACAAGGTCAAACACCTTTCACATATCAATATAGGTCACCTAGTACGTATGCAAGACAAGGTCAATCACCATTTACGTATAACTTTAGGTCACCTTCTACATATGCAAGACAGGGACAAACACCATTTACTTACCAGTATAGACAACCTAGTACGTATGCAAGACAAGGTCAAACACCATTTACTTACCAATATGGAAGTCCTTTTACATATGCAAGACAAGGTCAAACACCTTTCACATATAACTATAGGTCACCTTTTACATATAGAAGTCCTGTATCTGCACAAGAACCTAATATAAGGTCAGCACAACAACCTAATATTAGGGCAGCACAACAACCTACTATTAAGAATGCACAACAACCAAATATTAGGTCAGCACAAGAACCAAATATTAGGAATGCAAGACAACCAAATAACGCACAGAATCCGTTTACGTTCCAAAACCCGTTTACATTCAATGCAAGACAACCGAATAATGCGAGACAACCGAATAACGCGAGACAACCAAATAATGCGAGACAACCGAATAATGCGAGACAACCAAGTATTGCTCAACAGCCAAGTACATACATTGCATACTTCCAACAGAGTTATTTCTTCACATTTGGTGGTTTCCAGTTTGGTGGTGGCGGAGAGGAACCTTAAGGAGTAAATTATGCCAATTGGATTTAGAGTCATACCATATCACGCACATGCCAGAGCTTCGGTTAATGTACAGACGCCGTTTACATTTCAGGCACCCTTTACGTTTCAGGCACCCTTTACGTTTCAGAACCCGTTTACATTTCAGAACCCGTTCATTGCATCTGCACGTCAACCGAATAATGCAAGACAACCTTTTACGTTTCAGAACCCATTTACGTATAACTATAGGTCACCATTTACATACAATCATAGGTCACCATTTACATACAATTATAGGTCACCATTTACGTACAGTCATAGGTCACCATTTACGTATCAACATAGGTCTCCGTTCACTTACAGGAACCCTGTATCTGCACAAGAACCTAATATAAGGAATGCACAACAGCCTTATCCTTATATTGCTAATGCAAGACAACCAAACATAAGGGATGCTCAACAACCTTATCCGTATATTGCTAACAATCAACAACCTAATATAAGGAATGCACAACAGCCTTATCCATATATTGCTAACAATCAACAACCTACGATTAAGAATGCACAACAACCTTATCCGTATATTGCTAATGCACAAGAACCTAATATAAGGAATGCACAACAACCTTATCCGTATATTGCGTCTGCACAAGAACCTAATATTAGGTCAGCACAACAACCTTATCCGTATATTGCTAATGCACAAGAACCTAATATTAGAAACAATCAAGCACCATTTACATACCAAAACCCTGTAAATGGTCAAGAACCTAATATTAGAAATGCTCAGACTCCGTTTACGTATCAAAGAACTGGTCAAACACCATTTACTTACCAGTATAGAAGTCCTTCTACTTATGCGAGACAAGGTCAAACACCTTTCACATATCAACATAGAAGTCCGTTTACGTATCAAAGAACTGGTCAAACACCATTTACTTATCAACATAGAAGTCCATTTACCTATGCAAGACAGGGTCAAACACCTGAAGCAAGATGGGATGGAGTTGTATCACAACAGTGGCCTGCAACACCTATTAGTGGATAGTATTAAAGTAAAGGAAAGAAGAGGGACTATGTCCCTTTTTTTTCGTCCTAAATATATGCATGGAACATATTGAATCATTAGAAAACCTCAAACAGGTAGTAAAACCAAATCAAAACTATAGGGAAAAACTTTTCCATATTGGCAATTTCGATTTAAAAAAAGAAAAGACTGAAAAGGAAGAAGAAACTTTAAGTATGTTAGAGTATCTTTTTAATGAAGTATGTCCACCATTAAAGTATTTCACTTGGGGTGATTTTTTAGAACAGAGAAAGAAAGACAAATTTACGGGTTTCAATGGTTTACAGAACCAATCTTCTACCTACCACTACTTCTTACCACATGGTTATACTGCAGAGGTACGACCTGAAAAGGTGACAAGAGGTCATGCTGGTATGGACATGAAGAATTTAGAAGACTATATTGATATTAGAGACATTGCAAATTGGGAAGTTATTGAAGGTGGAAAGGATAAAGACCATCCACATGCATATGAAAGTCTTTCCTCAATGTATTACCATAGTGCAAAAGCACATTGGATTATACAAGATATCCAAAAGAATGGACTAATACATCCTATTCAAGGTATAACAAAGGAGAGTGGAGACAAGTTTGGTTTTTCAATTCATCCAGGCTCTGTTCGTTCAGGATGTTTTGAAGAGATGGAAGACCCATCTATGGAAGTAATGATATGGGACAAACATGATGTCATTACTGGTGTTGAACCAATGACATTAAATGATGCACTTGAATTTTGGGAAAAACGATTAGAACAACAGGGTGCAGATGTATTCAATATATCCTTTATGTTCAATGAAGGTCATTTAGAGTTCCAACACGACCTATCTAATTTAAGTTTTAGACCAAAGGTACATGAGTTCAATAAGAAGGTACATAAACTTTCCAAAGGTAAACCCATTAATATTTACATTGGATATGATAGTAGACACACTACATTACCTGAAATCAATAAACATTCTATACTCACCAGTATTAAAAGAGGTCTAGGAAGTGGTTGGTTCCATGACCAAGTTCGATGGGAACCTGAGATTAAGTTCCTTGACAAATCTAAAATTCCCGAGTATAATAGAGAGTATGCAAATCAATCTACTGAGTTTACATATAGTAGATTTCTAATTCCTTACCTAGAAAACTATGAAGGGTTTAGTATATTCTTAGATGATGATTTCATCTTTGAGAAAAGTATACTACCAATGTTCTATTATCTAAATCCTGATGATGCAGTTGCATGTGTAAAGTATCCACATTACGAACATGATGCAACTAAATTTGATGGAGAAGTTAACATAGATTATCCATGTAAGTTGTGGTCAAGTCTAATGGTGTTTAATAATGGACATGAAGATTGCAAGAAACTAACACCCGAAGTTGTTAACACTTGGACTGGAAAACAGTTACATCAGTTTGAGTGGACAGATAAGATTAGTGAGATACCCCAAAAATATGTCTTTGTAGAGGGTTATGATGACCCCAAAGAGAAGTGGGATTTTACTGCAATTCACTATACAAGAGGTGGCCCGTGGGTAGAAGGGATGGATTTTAGTGGTATAAATAATTTGGAACACTACAATAAGTGGTTAAAAAAATATAAGAACGAGGTAATTAATAATGAATAGTTTAGTATATACAGAAGATAGTAAGTTAATAGTCGAAAAACCTAATGGGTTAAAGTATGAGTTTGATAATGTTGATGCTCCTGATTTAGGATTTGAGTATGATATGGTTGTCTATGATGACATAGAAGTCAAAGTTTTAAAGTGGGATGATGAGAAGGGTGACTTCAATTCACAAGATAAGATACCATTAACAAACGAAGAGAAAGATGCAATTGAAACATACATTGCAAACTCTGAACCACCTATTGGATGGAACTTAAACAATCAATATCTACAACAAATAAATGAAATTTGTCATCAATACGTTGATGATTGTTCAGAGAAATATGGGTTTCAGAATCATATAGAGTGTACCTATGTAGGAAGAGAAGGGTCAGCACACCCATATAGAAGTAATGCAAAACGTGTATTAGAATATGCAGATGCAGTATGGTGTATCTATGTACAGATTGCAGATGAAATTCAATCTACAAGAGAAGATTTATTAAAATCTTTAGATGAATACCTTCAAGTTTTACCCGAAGCACAACAAGCTCCCGATTCTAGACAACAGTAAAAAGGTTTTCAGTGAAGATACATTATGTAACTGAACCATTCAAGTTATCAGAAATACCTTTAAAAGATGTTTATGTCTTTGATGATTTCTTATCTTCAGAAATGCATCGTGCAATAGATTCACATATAACTCGTTCAAGTATGTGGTCTAAGACAAATCAAGTTAGAGGAGATAGTCCTACTGGGTTATCACATCATAGTTTTTGGGGTGCAACATACTTTCGTGGAGTAGAAGGTGGAAGTAAGAAAATAACCGATAGTGATATGAAACCAAGTGATAGTTATCTTGCACAATGGTTTAATAGAAAGATACAAACCGACTTTGGATTTCAGTGGGTCAGATTTCAATACATGGGACTGAATTCACAAACACAAGGCCTTCAAGGAACAACACATGCAGATTGTTCACCCGAGGATGAATGGAATCTTTCATTTCTTTACTATACCAATAAATTTTGGAATAAGGAATGGGGTGGTTCATTGAGATTTTACGATGAAATGCAACAAGGAATTGATGGTAGAGATGAACATATTAAAAATCATCAAATTGGTGAAGTAGAGTTTAAACCCAACAGACTACTAATGTTTGACGGAAGAATTCCACATGGTGCAGATGCACCTTCTCCTAAAGCAAGATATATAGATAGAAAATCTATTGTTCTTAGAGGAGACGAAATAAGATTAATAAAAGATACAAGTGAGTGGTTTCATGCCAACGATAGAATTTACAACATTTAATACAACAACACTAGAAGACTTTAGGCCTGTTCTTGCTAAGAAACTTACACCTGAGTGGTGGAAAAAAACTAAAGTTAATGTTGATGTACGAGGACATAAAGTGCAAACTATACGTTCTTGTCCTGCTATGGATGATTGGTTAAAGAGTGGTTGGTTGTTAACTGCAAATAGAGACATACATGTAGATTTAGAGAATGGTTCTGATACTACTTTTAAGACAAGAGCTCATAATGGGTATGGTTCTCCATCTCATCCTAATGTGCAGACTGCAAATGCATTTGAATACTTAGGAGATTCAGGCCCTGTTAAGGATGCATTTAAAATGAAGAATCCATGGAACATAATAACTCCAAAGGGGTATTCATGTTTTTACTTAGACCCATTCTTATTTCAAAATGAATACTTTGCAACATGGCAAGGTATAATAGATACTGATAACTTTAATAAAAATATTGATAATGCACAAATCATATTCTATCCTAAAGTAACTCACTCATTTACTATAACAAAGGGTACTCCTCTTTGTCAAGTAATACCATTCAAAAGGGAGACTTGGAATGCATCTTACATTGTACAGGACTCACAAACCTTTACAGAGAATAGGTCTAAAGTCACCTCTCATCATGATAACGAGTTTCCTACTATGGATGAGATGGCACGACATAAGGGTCTATCGGAAGAGGAAAGAAAGGTAACTGGTAAGATGGGTGCATATAGAAAAGAAGGATACTGGCAAGAGAAAGGTAAAAACTTTAAACAAGATAATCCACCACCTGAATGTCCTATGCATGTGGTCAGTGAAGACACACCTGAAATACAATTGGAACTTCCAATAGGAGACAATAATGGCAGTTAGATTACTATTTCCTACCTTTATATTTGAAGTAGATTTACTTAATGATGATTTACATCCTAACGATGGACTCACTAAAGAGTACTTAAATCTATTAAAAGATACTATGGATGGAATGAGACAAAGAGACCCCGAAGGACGAAGAATATCTAATGCATATACTGGATGGCAATCTAACGATGGTTGTGAAACAAATCCAATATTTGCACAACTACATAAAAAAATATCACGAGTTTTTACAAGAGAAGTTATACCATTTCATGGATTAGACCCATCAAATGCAATCATGCAAATGGGTAATATGTGGGCAAACATAAACGATTTTAGTGCATGGAACAAACCACATTTGCATAATGGATGTTGGTATAGTGGTGCATTCTATATCCATGCAGACGGAGACGAAGGTTCTTTAGATATTATAGATAAAGACTGTAAGGTCGTGTCAGACTTTCCACATTCAACTAGAACACCTACATCATATTCTATTCAACCTACATCAGGAAAGTTAGTATTGTTCCCTAGTGGTACTATGCATATGGTAGAACCTAACATGACAAACAAAGAACGTTATTCAGTTGCATTTAATATTGAAATGAGATATCAGACTAATCAAGGTAGATTTCCAATAAATGAAGATACTTACAATCAAGATGAATTTAAATTTGAAATAGACTCAAATGGAGACCCCATACTGAAGTAGATATCCTAAATAGATATATGGATATCATAGTAAACCCAGCAATTCTTTGGAACGTCATCATAACTGTAATAGTTTTGCCGATTGGATTCCTTGTTCGTTCAATCTTAACGGAACAGAATAGACTAAACATTCTTGTCAATAGAACTAGAGAAGAGATAGCTAGAGACTATGTTACTAGAGACCAAATAGAAAAAGACTTCGAAAGAATCATGGATACTATAACACGTATTGATGAGAAACTAGACAGACTTCAAACAAAGACATACTTCCAAGACTAAAAACGTATAAATAGTATTACAACAGGAATACTATTATGGCACAACCGAATTCAAAAGACACATTTAAGCAATACATTAAGAGGGCTCTTGGAGCTCCAGTCTTGGAAATCAACGTTGATGATGACCAAATGGACGATAGAGTCGATGAAGCACTTCAATATTTTCGTGAATACCACTATGATGGTAGTGTAAAAACTTATCTAAAACATCAACTTACTGAAGCAGAACTTACTGCATGGAAAACAAACGAAACCCATAATGCAGCCACAACTGGAACTCAGAATATTGCAAACCAAACTTACGGAGAAGGTCAGAACTATATTACACTTCCCGAACATGTTCTTTCAGTCATAAACCTATTCCCATTCTCAACTGGTGTTAAGTCAAACATGTTTGATTTACAATACCAACTTAGATTAAATGACCTTTGGGATTTAACATCTACAAGTATTTTATACTACTCACAAGTACAATCTCATCTTACGATGATGAACAACATGTTAGTAGGTCAGATACCAATACGTTTCAATATGCATAGTAATAGACTATACATAGATTACAATGTAGATAAACTAACAGCAGGTGAGTTCATTATCATCGAATGTTACAGAAAGTTAGACCCAACAGATATGACTGATATCTATAACGATATGTGGTTGAAGAAATATGCAACTGCAAAAGTTAAATATCAATGGGGTGAGAACCTTTCTAAATTCCAAGGTATTCAGTTGCCTGGCGGAGTTACACTTGATGCACAACAAATAAAACAAGAAGCACAAGAAGAGATTCAAAGACTAGAAGAAGAATCAAGATTGAACTTTGAAATGCCTGTCATGGATATGATTGGTTAATACGGACATAAATTATGCCTACAAATGTATTTTTTAACCATGCAGTAAACACTGAACAACACCTCTATGAGGACTTAGTTGTTGAGTCGTTAAGAATGTATGGACATGAAACATTCTACCTACCGAGAGAAATTGTAGAGGAAGATACAATTCTTGGAGAAGATGTGCAATCATCTTTCGGTGATGCATATTCTGTAGAGATGTACTTAGAAAATACGGAAGCATTTGAAGGAGAGGGAGACCTCATGTCTAAGTTTGGTGTCCAAGTAAGAGACCAAGCAACCTTTGTTCTTTCTTTAAGAACATGGGAAAGATTCATATCACTAGACACTAACCTTGCAACATCCCTAAGACCTAACGAAGGAGACCTAATCTACTTCCCTCTTAGTGGTTCAATGTTTGAAATTAAATTCGTAGAACATGAAAATCCATTCTATCAAGTTGGAAAACTATTCGTGTTCAAAATGCAGTGTGAACTATTTGAATACAGTGGAGAAGATTTCGATACTGGAATGGCTGCAGACTTCATAGAAAACGAACAAGCATACACAATCGAGATGACTATGGCAAGTGGTGGAAGTGGAAGTTATACAGTTGGTGAAGTAATCAATTACAACTCAGCAGCTGCTGGAGAGGTCATTGGTTGGGTAGAATCAACACGAACACTTACTATTAAAGATAACACTAGAACACTTGCAATCGGTGATACCTTAGTCGGTGTGTCATCAACTGCATCATATGTCATCGAAACAATTGTAGATGTCTTGACATTTGCAAACGATGGTAATGCACAAAACAAAGACTTTGAAGATAAAGCAGATGGATACTTAGACTTCTCAGAAACCAATCCTTTCGGTGAGGTTTCATAATGTTTGGAACATATTTTTATAATGAAACGATTAAGAGAGCAGTCTCTATCTTTGGAACATGTTTTAACAACATTACAGTTAAGAAAGTAAAAGCAGACGGAACTGTTCTAACCGAACAAAAGGTTCCAATATCATACGGCCCAAAACAGAAATTCCTAGAAAGACTAGCAGAAGATGCTAACCTAAGTGATGGTATGAGAAGTGCAATCAGTCTACCGAGACTTGCATTTGAATTAAATGGGTTTAATTACGACCCACAAAGACAACAAAATAAACTAATTAGAAATACAAGAACAACAGTTGAAGCAAATGATATCGGAAAGAGAGGGTATCAATATCAACCAGCACCTTATGACTTGAACTTTACACTAAGTGTTCTTGCAAAGAACATGAATGATGCATTACAAATCGTAGAGCAGATACTACCATATTTCCAACCCGAGTATACAGTCACTATGAAAATGATTGATACTATGACTGATTACAGAGATGTACCGATAGTATTGAATTCAGTTGCAATGAATGATACTTATGAGGGTGGATTTGAAGAAAGACGTGTAATAGAATATACACTAGAGTTCACAATGAAGTTATACATGTTTGGCCCTGTTTATACTGGTGAAGTTATCAGAAATGTTATTGAAAGAGATTACATTGGTGATGGTAATGATGCATTTACAAGTACAGAAATAGATGCAGCTGGTCTAGTCAAAGAGGTCAAACACTATGAACCTGCGTTCTCAGCAGTTTCAAATGCAGTTTCAGGTTCCACAACAGTGACCTTTCCTACTGCAATAAATAGTTCTATAAGTGCAAATGATGAGGTATTCGGAACAAACCTATCAAGTAATCCGACTGTCTCAAGTATTGCAGAAGATAAATTATCAATAGTGGTGTCTAGTGCAATTACTATAGATGCAAACACTACACTTAAATTTGTAGGTTCTGTAAATGCAAACGATACATTCGTAATTGCAGAAACTGTAAGTTTTTATGATGACGGAGCTGGTTCTACATTTACTGAAGATAAGGTCACCGATGCGAGTTAACTATGAAAGACAATATAGACGATAAGTTAAACGACTTATTAGATATCGATACAGAAATCAAAACAGTAAGTTCCAATGTAGTAAAGGTCACTCCTCGTTCAGAGAGTATTGAGAGTGACTATAAGTATGCACGTGAGAACCTCTACAACCTCGTAGAGAGGGGTCAGGATGCAATTGATGGAATACTCGAACTATCTAAAGAAACCGAACACCCAAGGGCATACGAGGTCGCAGGGCAACTTATAAAGACTGTCGGTGAGACTGCAGAGAAACTACTTGATGTGCAGAAAAAGATTAAAGATTTAGAGAAAGAAGACGAAAGAAAAATAGGTACACAAAATAATCACCTATACGTAGGGTCTACTTCAGAACTACAAAAGTTTCTAAAGAAAGAGAAACAAAAAGAATAGAGTATGGTTGCAAAAATTAATGATGGTTATCTTGGTAATAATCTCGTAAAACGTGCTGGTGTAGAAACCAAGTATACGGATGAGGAATTACAAGAATACATAAAATGTTCTAATGACCCTGTTCATTTTATAGAATCATATTGCTCTATTATATCACTAGATGAAGGTCTTGTCAAATTTAAACTTCGTGGATATCAAGAAAACTTAATAAGACATTATAATGATAATCGTTTTAATGTAGTTCTTGCATCACGTCAGAGTGGTAAGTCAATCACATCATGTGCATATCTATTATGGTATCTACTATTCAATCCCGAGGTTACTGTAGCAGTTCTTGCTAACAAAGGTGTAATTGCAAGGGAAATGATATCCCGTATTGTTACTATGTTAGAGAGTGTCCCATTCTTCTTACAACCAGGCGTCAAGATTCTAAACAAAGGTAATATCGAGTTTGGAAATGATAGTAAAGTAGTTGCAGCTGCAACATCTTCGTCCAGTATACGTGGATTGTCTATAAACCTCTTATATCTTGATGAGTTTGCGTTCGTAGAAAATGCAGAAGAATTCTATACA